TGTTAGGATTTTTCATTTCAAATCTGCCTTGAGCAAATTTAGCCATATTATGGAACCACGTTTCTAGTTTTAGATATTTCACCTACAGATTGTCTATAACCTAAGGTTGATGTAGGTGTTCTATTATTATTTAGAATTTCACTTACTAATGCACTTAAATCAGTTTGATTTAAAACTTTAAGTTTATCTAATATTTCAAATACATTTAAATTTTCTAATTTTGCTTGTTTAAGAATAGCACTTGCTAGTGTAACACACGCTTCATCACCAAACTGTCTTGCTTTAAAAAATGCTACGGTAGCATCAACATCAGTAGCGTTAAACTGTAAAGGAATCTTACCGTATGAGTCAAAGAATAATTTGCTCCTTGCTGCACTGTCGTTAATTTGTTTTGCTGGTAAATTAGTTGATGCCATTTTATGTTCCACCAACTACGTTTTTAGATGATCCTTGTGTAGTTCCATTGGCAGGATCATTTTTTGTAAATATTGCACCTGCAACACCACTTATAGTATTAGCAACTGCTTGTGTGCCTGCTGGACTTGTTAAAATATTTACACCTTCTTGTAGAATGCTTTCTGAACTTAGTCCTTTTGCATTCTTGTATGTGTTAACTGCACCTATTGCAGTTGACAAAAATCCTTGAGGTGAACTAAATGCAGTTCCATCCCCAACAGCACCAAATACTGATTCCAACCCATCTAAGACACCGCCTTCGCCAATTAAGTTACTTACACCACCACCAGCAACTGTTAACGGTGACGGAGTATTATCATAATGAAGTGTAGCAAAACCTTTTGGTGATCCTTCTGAAACTGTTCCTGACGAGTATTGAACTGCTTCATACTCTAATGTCATAGAATTTTCTGCAGGTTCTGCTGTTGATGCATAATCTCTATCTCCGTGTGACCATGATGTAATCTTTGGATTTACAAGTGTGTATCCTATGAATCTTCTTCTTCCCATCGTAAACAATGTAACAGATTTAAAAAGATCTGTTGATTTATCACTGTCTAGTCCATATCTAAATTTATCTATATCCGTGCCAGTCATTCTATAATGATTGCTGTCATAAGCACTATTAGGCAAATTTCTATCTGTAACATAGTAGCCATAATATATTGCCCATAATGCACTTACTACGCCTTGATTGTCATCATGGAATGTAAAATTCACCGGATCATAATTTAACATTTTATAAACGATGTTTTTTCTATTATATTGATTTAATGTATCTGTATCAAATTTGAAACTTGGCAATTGGGCTGTTTTTACTAATAAACCAGTTTCTTCGACATGTTTTGCAGTAAAGTTACCTGCTTTGTGTGCTGTATTATCTAGTTCTATTCTAAGAAAGTAATTAAATTTAGTTTTAGGTGCTAGTCTAAGACCATCATCAACAAATAATCTAGTTGCATGCGTGTAGTTTGCAACTCTACCTTTAGGGTTTGTTAAACCTGTAAAAACATCTGTAAGAAATCGTGTGAATTTGTTTGCCATACTATTATTTAGCCATAAAAAAAGCCCGGAAAAAATCCGGGCTTTTTAATACTATTGTTAGAGTAATTACTAACCTTGAGCTGCACTTGCACCAGTTGTTGCATCGCCCAGTGATCTTTCGACCGCTGCACCAATACCAACACCAACGCCTTGCTCTCCTGGTCCCCATTGAACCATGTTGTCGAAACGTATTGTCAATGCAACTTGCATTGGCTCATTAGTTCCGTAGTTAGCATCACCGTAATTTACATTAGTTAAGAAACAACCATATAAGTTAGAAGTTTCTAAAATGTTTACGCCAGCAGCATTGTTTCCATTACCACCGTCTAACACTTCAATTTTAGAAGTAAATTTATAATCAATACCAGATCTTGCAGAAGCCTGTTCAACAAAGTCGAACTGTTTCTGAACCTGTTGACCAACAAGTTTTTGAACTTCACCACTAGCATCATCACGTAAGTTAAGCGTGATTGTCTCAAATGTATACTTACCTGCTAGGTAAACACGTGAGTTGTAAATCTCTAACGGCATTTCTTCAAAACCAACAGTTGGTCTGGTTACGTCAACTACTTGTTTTGTTAGTTCAGTTGCAGCACTTACTCCAAAACCTAAAAGTGTCACCCTAAAGCGATACTTTAGTTTAGGCATCAAGAGCACTTGGTTGCCTGCGTCTGTAGGAACTGAAAAGTTATTTAATGATGTAATAGGCATGTCTTATATCTCCCCTGTGTTCTTGACACGCAACGGAATGTATATGAACTCAATAGCCTTAACAGGTTCAATAGCAATATCAACATAAAGTTCATTTCTATCAATCCTTGCCGGTGTATTGTTTGTTTCATCACAAACTACCGCGAAGTCGTAAATTGCTCTTAGACCAACTAGTTCTAAAAGTAAACTTTCAACTGATTGTTTAATCTCATCTCTAGTAATCTTATCATTTGGTTCAAAGATATACGGACGAGCCAATTTATTAAGTTGACTACGTAGGTATACTACCAAACGTGCTACGTTGATTCTATCTAGCGCAGAAGCATTTCTTGCTCTAGTTTTTTGACCATAGTTAACTAAACCAACTCCATTAAAGAATGTAATCGGATTAATCTTTAGATCATACAACGTATCTCTTTGTCCTTCGTTCAGGGCCACTGTTTGGAATTCTCCTGTAGCAGCATCAATGTAACCAACTGCTGTTGCATTTGAAATTCCTCCACGTCGTGTTCCTGCCGGAGCAAACCATGGGAACGATACTTGATCGCTAAGTGCAATAGTTCTCATCATCATGTGTGATGCAGGAACTACAGCATTTGCGCCTCCTAGGTCAGTTGTAAATCCATTTGGATAAAACGTTCCTAGATATTCGTCATAGGTTACTAATCCATTGTCACTGTTGTCAGTAACTAGATTAGCATTTGTTCCATAGTTAGTTAAAGTCGTAGCATCTGCTGCTAGTCTTAGTGGTGTATCACCAATTACAAAAGCAGTTAAACCTCTGTCAATATTTAGATTAACAAGGTTGCTCATTACTTCTGTATAACCAGGTGCAGTAATAAGGTTAAAGTTTCTACGCTCTTCATCTCTAATTTGACTGCTTGTGTCAATTACAGATTTTAGTCCTTGAACAACAACCATACGCTGTGCTTTTCTACCAAATGATCCTGAACCATCTTCTTGGTTTCCTGATTCAGTTGACCAACGGTCTGTTGCATAACCGCTCATTGATTCATCTTTGTAACGATTATTATCACCAGTAGTGTCAATGTAATTGTTATTGTATTTCTTAACGTTGCCACCGCTTCTACGTAAGTTCCATAGCAACATGCCCTGCGGATATAGTGCAGGATCTGGAGCATCTGGATCTAAGTAGTTGCTTGCTAATAGATCTTTAATAGTTGCTGCTGTGTTTCCAGTAGCACCTGTTGAACCATAACGTGCATCTGCAAATAAAATACCGTCTTCAGTTGTTTGATCAGTTTTATCTACTAATACCCATTCAAGCAAATTAGCATCCCACTTATAAATTGTTGGGAAGTTTTCTAAATCTGCGGTTGAAATCCAAAGGTCTCCTGTAACTAGTGCAGAACCATCACTTTGTGTAGTAGGTGCAGTTGCAGCAACCTGTGGTCCTTCTGGATCACTGTTTACAAATGCTGCTGTTGAACCTAATGCTGGATCTGAGCCATCATATTGATATCCAACCCATGTAGTTCCATTGTGATACATAATATCTACTTCTGAAAACTCCGGGCTATACCAAAGTTGACCGTCTGCTGGCTCATTTTCAGGTGCACTAGGACTTGCATAAAAGTCTTGTGCTGATAATGGTTGCCAGTTTGAAGCCAAGTATCTGTTTTCTGCTGTAGAGTCATCTGCTCCTGCTGCTAATTGTGTTTGACCTCCTGAATAACCTGCATCTGACAAGTTATAGAAGTTTGCACCACCTGCTCCTGTGTCAATGTTGTAAGGAGTAAACAGTGTTTCAATAGCATCTAAGCCTACATCTCTAAGTCTAAAGTCACCACCTTCTTTGTGAACTATTTCAACTTTGTTGTCGTCATTTACAGATGCTTCAATGTTTGTAAATCCTGCTGCGTTAATCGCTGCTGCCATTGTAGTTGCATCTGATGTTGCACCTGACGCAGTAAATGTAATTCTTACTGCACTGTTAAGTGCAAGTTGTCCAACAATTGATTCTTCAATTTCAAAGTTGTATGTGCCACTTAATTGTGTAGCAACTTCTGCTGAAGTAATTTTTGTTTGACCAGTCGCTGCTCTGCGCCATACTCTAAATGATGCAGTTGCTGGTGAACTGTCATAACCGCCATGCTCATGTGCATTAGACTGAACAAATAAAGTATCAACTGCTAAGTTAACACCTCCACCTGATCTATCTAAGTAGTATAAAGCACTGTGTCCATTTTCATAAATTGGAGCATCAACACTTTCCCATGCTGTTGTTGCACTTGACCATTTTGAAGCTCTCCAACGTGCACCGTTGTTTGGTTCTGTAGTTTTAATCCATACAGATCCTGTTGGTCTAGCATCTACATCAGTTCCCATTGTTCCTTTCCATTGTGGAACAGATGTGTGTGGAGTTTGTTGTAGTTCTGGTCCTTTGTAAGTTGCTGCTGAAATTTCCAATTCATCTAAATCAGCAGTTCCTGCTGTAATTGTAATTGTGTTAGCATTTGAATTAGATGTTCCGTCTGTGTAAATGTAAATTGTGCTGTTTACATTTTTAGCAGTTATACCTGTAATTCCTAAACCGTTGATGTTTGCCACAATTTCGTCAACTGTGTCACTACCGCCGATTGTTACTAAAGTTCCGTTAATTTGGAAATTACCTGCTGCTGCTGTAATTTTAGAAGCATCTAATTGTGCTGTAATAATAGTTGGATGGCTAGCTCTCCAATTTTGTGAGCCAACTAATACCCAGTCACCTGCTGCTACGCCTGCTTGAGTGTTTCCTGCTGACTTATAATAAATTCTTGCAGGATCTTTAGAAGCACTAAAAGTTGTGTCTGTGCCTACTGTTTCAAATACAACTGCATAATCACCAATTGAACCAACTGATGCTTTTGGAGCATTGCTGTTAATTTTTGCAGCATCTGCATTTGTTAAAACTGTAGGTGTTTTTGCACCAAACTTTTGTCCGCCTGTTGTGCTAATTGCAGCGGCGTTCCATTCTTGGATACCATAGGATGTAGATCCTGTGTTAATCCACCATGTGCCGTCGTCCGGATTCGCCCCCGGAGCATCTGCTGAACCTTGTAGTTCATTAAGGTCCACATCTGCACGAACAATAAATGCTGCGTTCGATACACCTAATAAACTATATGCTGCTAACAAACCATATTCGTTTAATTCGCTTCCATGAATTGGTGTGTTGCTCGCTGTCTTTTCGAAGTTTGGAACTCCAAAAAGATCTACTAATTCTTTTTGACTTGTTACTTTAAATGCATTTCCTGCATTCGCCGCCGTAGTTGCTGCTGCAACGCCAGTGCCTGCGGCATTTGTTTTATCTTGCGCTGTGGCAACGACAATTAACGGAGTTGTCCCTGGTTCTGCAGGGGTGTAAAAACTTTCGTCAATTACCGTAACTTCTACGCCGGGTGATGTAAGTGCCATTCCTTTATCTCCTGGTAATGTATATTCTCTTTCAATGCATTACGTAATGTATTGTTATACTGTATTTAGCAGATTGTCAGAAAAAACCGTTATTAAGACCTATTTTGGAAAGGGGTAGAAAAGGTGTAAATAGTTGTATGAGACCTATTTGTAAATGCGGTTTAAGACCCTGTGCAGTTAACTATAAGAAGCACGGTAAAACTTATTATAGAAGTTTATGCGAGGGGTGTTCTAAACATGGTGTGTATTATGGAGTTCCTAGATGGTATAGATCTGGCTATAGAATGAAAAAACAGTGTGATAAATGTGGTTTCAAATCACCACATAAAGAAGTATTTAGGGTTTTCCACGTAGACGAAAACCTAGATAATTGTAGACGTAATAATTTAAAAACGGTGTGTGCAAACTGTAGAACAGTGTTGGCTAAAGAAGGTATAAGATGGAAACAAGGAGATCTAGTTGCCGACTATTGATGCAATAGATGTGTAAAGTTGTTCAATAGTTTGATCGTTTACTATTTCATTATCAAATTTAGTTCCAACCCATGCCCACTCACTGGCATGAATACCACTATCTTTCATACCTTTGATTCCTGCATTTGAACCTTGATTTGCTGCAATTGCAAGATCATACCAACTTGGTAAAGCGCCTCTTTTTACCCATATAATTTTGCCACCTAAATTTCTAATAGCCTTTATTTCATTAGGGAATCTTACATCACTTACAACAATATTATCATTGCTTTTACGCAATTTATTTTCAAGACTAGCAATCCAAATATCGTCATGAAATGTTTTTCTGCATACCTCTGTCCCCCAATATTGTAAAACCCACCGAGGAGTTAGAGTTGGCATATTCAATCTATCAGCCCACCAAGGATCTACCTTTTCGCGCCATTCTCTTGCCTGTTTAGACTTGCCTTCTAGCATATCTCTATCCCAGCCAAAAACTGCCGCAACAGCATCTTTTAGAGTGCCGGCAAAACTTTCTCTTCTAAATTCATGGAAGTTTACAAGGTAATCAGCAACTGTATCTTTGCCTGA